ACAAGAACCTCGTGCGGATTGATTCTGCACGTGGGCAATCCGAATATTCCTATACGGATCCCATCCAAAAGATTACTGCTATTGTTCGCAACGTGTCGACAAAACCGGCGTCGGATGGTCGTTCGAAAGAACGTCATACCATCTCCCTTCGGCAAACTGTCTTCGCAACTGCGACTACGGCAGAGATCGTGCGTCAGTGCTCGTCTACCATTGAACATTACATGGGCGACGATGTCACTGCTTACGATGACTTGGGAATTGCAGTAGCAGCAATGCTTACTGCTCCAAACATCGTAAAGCTGGCCAACTTTGAAAGTTGACTAGTTGCACGTAGACTAATGACTATATTTATAGTTCACTCAACGAGGTGAGCTTCCTAGTATAGTCTATATGTCTGCAAGTGTATTAGCTTTCTTTAACTTCCAACAAGGGAATATTAATATGAAAGCTATTGAGCCACATCTATTCCTGGTAGTTATTCGGTCTCTTCTTAAGGATGCCGAAGCTATCCTCGGTTTAGAAACCAATTGTCTCCAAGGTGATCTAGAAAAGATTACCGCGCTATTGAAGAACAGAGGGGTTCCTGACATTTTATTGCTCAGGTTCCCTCAACTTTGCAACGACCTTGAAAAGTCGTTGTCGAGTGGAAGATACATAGGAACAGCTGGGACCTTTGTTAAACAAGGTAAACCCACAGTTTTCCTTCCTGTATATTCTCTTATCTTCGATAGTAGTTGGCAGTTGTTGGGTGAACCATCTCCCGAAGCTATCCGAGTCCTTCGTCAAATACTTAAAGTATTTAAAAAGTTCAGGATAGATTGTCCAAATTCAGCAATCGAGGAATCGATCAATGAATTCAAACAAATCGAGAGAGACCTCCCATCCCCAACTCTTAGTTGGGGTCGCGATGACCTTGATTTCCGTGGCATTTACCCTTCTCTTTCAGAGTTGGGTGACCTCGGATTTCATACAAAAGGTCAATCTCGCGGCCAGCTTACAGCCGGATGGGGTGAAGGCGGAGTCCTACGGGACCTCGTCAACATCCAGTACGTCGCGGATAGACTATCTAAGTCCTTCCGAGTCCACTGGAGTTCGTTCAACCCAAGACACGGACCAGGGTCGGTTTCAGAACGATATGGAAGTTCCAAATGGGAATTTCCTACGTGGCCAAACCGTCTAGACCGTTATTTTCCACTTTATCAGTGGGGAGTACTCAACGAGCTTAACGTAGAACTAGATGAACTACGTCCTGACTCGCCTGCGAAACTAGTAGATGTTCCGAAATCTTATAGGGGGCCGAGGTTAATAGCCTCAGAGCCTATAAGCTCACAGTTCATCCAACAAGGAATAATGGATTCGTTACGTAAGTCTCTAAAGACTAGCGTATTACGAAACTGTTATGACCCTTATTCGCAGGATCCCTCAAGGGATTTGGTCATCAGTGCCTCAGCAGATAGATCGTTTTCAACTATAGATCTATCTTCTGCGTCTGACCGTATGTCTTGTTGGCTAGTTGAGAGGATATTTCGTAAGAACTATTCTCTGCTACAGGCTTTCAATTCAGCAAGGACACCCAAATTGGTGTATCCTGACGGTACAGTCGAAGAGCTAGCAAAGTTTGCTGCTCAAGGCGCTGCCTTTACGTTCCCTGTTCAGTCGATCACCTACGCAATTATATGCATGGGTGTCATCTATGCTTCGAATCCGAAGATGAGATGGAACGACATAGCAAGGAAGGTCCGCGTGTATGGTGATGATATTATCATCCCTACGCGTTATTTTCGACGTGTTTGCAATGCTTTAGAAGCTTGCTTCCTCAAGGTAAACCACGAAAAATCCTTTTCTGAAGGTTATTTCCGTGAGTCTTGTGGAATGGATGCTTACAAGGGTCACGATGTGACTCCTGCTAACATCCTAAACTTTTTCTCGTCGAAACGTCCGTTAGACACCTTATCACTGGTCGAGGCTTCAAACAACCTTTATCTTAAAGGCTTTGTAGAAACCTCGGCAGCACTGCGTGGTATGATACCACAACGGTTATTGAAGAATATACCGTTTGTGTCTCCGGACTGCAACATACAGATGGGATTCTTTGGAGCGGGGGTTACCCCTTTGCAAAAAAGAACAAACATTGCTTGGCAATGTGAGGAGTCTTACGTACTTGAAGTTGATATCAAGGTTCATAAGACTGTCCCATCGGGCCTTCACAGTTTAACCCAGTGGTTCTCTGAGAGACCACCTGCCGATTCAGTTAATTGGCAGCCGGGTTATCCTAAGAAGGTTGCACAGCGTTACTTGTGCAAGTGGGTTCCGAGCTTCAAGCTCGGTAGTAGATATTCTACTTAGTCTCAGAAATGAGACGTGGG